GGCGTGCTGGCGTGGGCTTTTGGCAAGACCCGCCATCTCCGCCGGCTTGCCGCGAATGACCAGGGTGCGTGGTGGACCGGAGAATTCGATCTCGTCCACGGTGTAGGCGCCCATGAAGCTGAGCCCCTGGCCTTCCCAACCCAGCGAGATGCGCAGCTGTGCGCCTTTCCTGGGGAAGGCAATGCGGTCGTCACGGTCATCCAGGCGGATTTCACATTCGTCCGACTGCAGCCCGGCCCGGTCGGTCAGTTGCAGGCTGATCAGCCGATCTTTGAGTAGGTCGGTGATGTCCTGGGCGTTGGCAATGATCTGGAAGATGGCACGCATCGCTCAGTCCCACAGGTTGATTACGTCGGTGCGCGCGGGGGCCAGATCCGGCAGATGGATGACGACGCCTGAAACAAAGGGCTGAGGGCGCGCAGCCAGTCCCGGATTGGCCTCCAGTACCGCCTCGACCGTGCCCATCAGATGTCCGTAATGCTGGTGGCAGAGGCGATCAAGCACATCGCCGTCAGAGGTTTTGATAGTCGTCGCCATAGCGTTTGAATTCCACCGTAAAGATTTGCTTGCGCGGTGCGCCGTCGGCCATCAGATCGCTTTGATCCTCCGAGACGCTGGCCAAATACCAGCGCCCCAGGGTTTCGCCGTGGCCGGCGATGAGCTCGACCGGTTTCATCTGAAAGCCAATCCGGCGCAACGCGTTCAGTTGGGTCATGCCTGCCATCTGCGCAAAGACCACCCCTGAGAGCGTGAGCGACTCACCGCCCTGATTGACCGCTTGCAGGGCCTGCGGTCGCCCCAGACGCTCCTGGGTGGCAATGTTGTATTGGCTTTGCCGGCGCAGGCTGTCGAAGGCTGCCGTGTTCAGGCCAAAGTAGAAACGCTCACCTTGTTCGGCGACCAGCACCAACAGGTGTGGCCGGGCGCTGGAGAGCGTCGGCATGCCGGCCCCCGCAACCAGGCGTGAGCTCGAGGCCGTGGGAGATGCCAGTGGTGTCGTAGTGCCCGCACTGCCCAGTTGGGCTTTGAGTGCGCCCAATTGCGTCGCCACCGAGGTCGTTGCTCTCTGCACCGATCGCACCGCCGAATCCAGACGCTTGGCGCCCGATTGGGCGGTATCGATCAGGCTGCCGATTCGCTGCGTGGCGCGATTGATATCGGCGAGCCCGGCCTGCACGCTGGCCATGCCCCGACCCAGGGCGCTGCGTTCAAAGGCCGTCACGCTGGCGGTAGGAAGCAGGGTCACCAGGCTTTTGAGGGCATTGGCGCCGCGCGTGAGCTCGGAGGATGTGTTGGCGGCCAACCTGAAGATGTTCTCTGCTGGCTGGGCTGCCTGCGCCAGTTGTCCCAGTCGTTGCGCATGGCTGGTGGCGCGCGCAACCGATGTGCTGGCCTGCGAGACCCACTGGGTGATGGAATACAGGGTCATCAGTTACCTCACACATGCGCGCCGTCGAACCAGGCGGCTCGCTGGTTTTGTTGCCGAAACTGCTCGAACAGCCGCTTCAGGTGCGGCATCAGTTCGTTAGCCAGTTGCCGGGGGTCTTTCACATCACCCTTGACGGTGATTTGCAGGGTTGGCGAGAAATTCACCTGTTGCGGCACGGCGGGTGCCTTGGCCACGGGCGTCGTTGCCGCTTTGGGTGCAGGAAGCGTGGTGCCGGCCACAACCGGTGGCGCAAGATTGGGTGGCACCGGCGTGGCCGCCAATGTGGGGGCCGCCTTCGGTGGTTGGGTTGCCACCAGCGACTTGCCCAACCAGCCGCCCAGCTTGTCACCGGCGAAAGAGCCAATAGCGCCACCGAGCAAACCGCCAATCGCGATTCCGATGGGGCCACCCAGTGCGCCGACTGCGGCACCGAGCTTGGCGCCGGCCAAGCCTCCGGCCAGTGTGCCTGCCGCACCGCCGTAACCCTGGGCCTTTTCTTCGCGGGTGGTGGCGTTCTTGGCGGTATCAAAGACCTGATACGCGGCCGAGCCAATGGCCAGTGCGCCGCCCAGTCGGCCACCGGCCTTGCCTAGCCAGCCGCCGACCCGCCCCAAAGCGCCACCCGCACGGGCCATGCTGCCTGCTGGCGACCCAGAGGGCTTGGCCGCACCCCGGCCAGACCGGCCCAGTAGATCAGGTAAGGCACCGGCACCCGGCCAGTTGGTCACGAACACAGGCTGCGCCCCGGTAGCTGCTCCACCGGTGAGCACACTCGCCAGATTGCCCAGCTTGCCGGGCAGGCCAGGCATGCCTGGGGCTCTGCCGGATCGACCCGCCATGAGCGTGCCCCGCGCCAGATCAAGCGCACCGCGCCCAATGTTCCAGGCGGTACGGGCGCCTTTGAATGCCACCAGCCCGCCTGCGACCGTGGCAAGACCGGCCACCACCATGGGTGCCTGCTCGACCAGCGTGGCCAGCGCCCGACCCACGGAACCCAGTGCTTGGCCAACGGTGTCGGTCACCGGGCGCAAGGCATCCCCGATACGGCGCAAGGCTTCGTCCCAGGCTTGGGTGACTTCGCTCCAGATCTGTTTGGAGGTTTCGCGTCGGGCGATCAGGTCTTGTTCGATTTCGCCACTGGCGCGCGCCGCGTTTTGCTTGAGTCGCTGATACAGATCGGCGTTTTGCATGTAGGCGGTCAGCGCCGCCTTGACCTGCATGTCGGCAAAGAGGTCACCGGTCTTCATGGTGGCCTCGAAGGCTTGCATCATGGCCTGCTGCTTGGCCGGATCACGCTCCTCGCCGATGCGTTGCGCTGCAGCCGAAACTTGCTGGGCACGCTGGGGATCGGCCTGTTCGATATAGGCCCGGGCCAGCACAAAGGAGGACTCCATGGTGCTCCAGCCCTTGCCGATGGCCTCCTGCATCATGGCGGCGTAATCGATGCCGACATCGGCGTAGCGCCGCTGGGTCTCGGGCGAGCCGATTTTGGAGAACCAGTTCTTCAGATTGTTGGCAGCCTGATCAGGCGAGCCGGAAACCTTCATTTGCACCTGCAGCATGGCGCCCAGCTGATTGACCGAGTCCTGGCCGGTGATGCCGATCTTCTGCATCTCGGCCAACAACTCCGGAAACCAGCGCGCCATGTCCGAGGATTCGAACGATCCCTCCTTGCCCAGGTAGGCAATCGCCTCCAGGGCTTGTTGCATTTGGGCTGGATCGCTGATCCTGGCGTTTTGCTCCAGCGCGCCAATCATGCGTGCGGTATCCACACTGCCGGAACCCTGGCCCACGGCGAACTTGGCCAGCAGCGGCGCAAAGGCCGTGGCACGCTCTAGATCCATGCCGCCACCAACCAGCTGATTGACCGCCTCGGCCAGTTCGTTGCGCCCCATGCCGCTGGCCAGCGTACTTTGTGCGATCTGCTCGCCGATTTGTGTCTCGCGGGCCGTGCCGGCGATACCGGCCTTGATCGCCATGTCTCGGACAATGGCCTGGTAGTTGGCCGAGATAGTGGCCGGCACCGCCACCGTGGCGGTCAGTTTGAGGGCGTCACCCACCGCTTCACGCCCCTGCGTAACCCCCTGGCCGATGCGTTCACGCCCAACGGCCTGCAGCTCCAGCCCTCGCGCTGTGCGGCCAAGCCGCTGATAGGCGCGGTCCAGGTTGTCCGCTTCAATGCCGGCCTGGCGCAGAACGGCCAGATTGCTCTCGATTTTCTTGCGGATGCCGTCGGCCGCCGCATCACCGCTCAGGTGCAGTTTGCGAAACTCGCCTTGCAGGCGCTGCGTCTCGCCAATCGTGCGTTGCCACAGGCGTTGCTGTTCAGCGGTCTGCTTGAGGCGAGTGATGCGCGACTGGGTATCGGTCACCGCCCGGCCCAGCGAGCCATCGACCGCGCCGCCAATGACGATACCCAGTGCAATGTCGCGTTTCATTCAGTCCTCCAGCCACCACAGGGCATCCCTGAGGTCCAGGGCATCAATCTCAGAGGGCGGGAAGTGCAGTTCCCGCGCCAGTCGCTTCATCAGCAGGCTCAGCAGTGGCGCGGTCATCCGGGCGAGCGGACACCAGGCGAAAGTAGCTGTCTTGCAGCCGCTTGTAGTCGGTAAAACGCATGCCCTCCAGATCCTTGGGGGCCACGCCCGCCAGAATCCCGAACAGGATCAGCTCACGCTCTTCAGCGTCTGTGGAGGCCTGGCGCGAGGCCAGGCGCATGTCACGCACGAGCGGCGCGCGCAGGGACAGCGTGTCACGGCGAATACCGTCGAATTCGGTCGGATGCTGCAATTTGATGGTCAGGTGGTCCATGAGTGGGTCTCCGTTGGTGTGATGGCGTGATAGGAAGTGGGTTACAGACCCAGGGCGGCACGGATGTCGGCCAGTTGATCGCGGCCATCCACGATGCGTACCGAGGCGATCGGGTCGATCTCATAGATCAGCAGGCCATCGAGCTCGAGCTTGTAGTAGCTGCAGGCCAGGCTGAATTTGGTTTCGGCCTTGTCCGAGGGCTTCCAGTCACCCATGTCGATTTCGGTCAACATGCCGCGAAGGGTCACGACGCAGGACTGCACCTCACCCTTGTGGGTGCGAAAGGCGCCACGGAAGACGCCGTTGAAGGCACTCTGGTCGGCCAGGCCAAAGAAACGCAGCGCGTCAATGGAGATGCCCGATAGCGCGAAGTTGGCTTCCAGAGCTTCGAGGCCCAGATCCATCTTGATCGGGGCGTCCATGCCGCCACCCCGGTAGTCTTCGGCCTTGATCTTGAGTTTGGGCGGCGTGACCTGGGTGGCGATGCCGGCGAAATTCACGCCGTCGATAAAGAGGTTGAGGTTGTAGAGGGTTTGCGGGATCACGGTGCGGGCTCCTTAAATGTCGAGAACTTCGGTAATCCACTGGTTCGTGACCTCGACCCGGAAGGTGGGGTTTTCTGCGGGAGGCACGTCGGTGAAGCGGATGTTCCAGTACACGCGGCCTTGCTCAAGCTGGCTCGCGGTGTTGAGTTCGGGGTCGGGATAGACCTCGAAATTGATGATGGCGCCCTGCGCTTTCAGATCACGCATGAAAGCCTGCAGGCCTTCGGTCACATCTTTGACGTAGGTCTTGGTAATGGATCGGTCCACCGCCCATTTGTGGCCATACAGGATGGCGTCCATGACGATGTCGACCGTGCGCACCCGGGTCACGAAAGCCCACTTGGCGTCGGCTGAGCGTGTGCGGTTACCCCACAGGCGGTAGCCACCATCGCGGATGACGGTGGTGATGTTGGCGGCGTTGAGCAGGTTGGCGCGGCAGGTCTCGTCGCCATCCAAGAACTCGATCGGGCGTGCGGTACCGATAACCTCGACGAACTCCTTGTTGGAGGGGGATGCCCAGAATCCGTACTCACGATCGGTCCGGGCAAAGAGGCCTGCGGCATACGGGGACACTGGTACGGTACTGGCTGCACCGGTCTCGG